CAATTTAAGAACGACGTTTCTTATGTTGTAGGTTCGGCCGGGCTCACACTGTCGAGTGGAAGCGCCGCCAGCCCGATCACCTATGACGGGAGTACGTGGGGCTCTGGCACGCGGGCAACTGTCACTTCAAATAATGTAGTCACAAATGCGTTTACGGACGGCGGTTCAGCCAAGAGCAATATCGTGATTAGCGGTTTCGCGTTCTATAATATCGGCGGATACACCGAAACAGACTCTATTTGGACTTCGGGTATAGCCTGCACAATCGACCTCACGGCGAACAGTTTTACGACCGCGGCGGCGCACGGGCTTTCGGTTGGGAACTCAGTAAAATTCAGCGTGGTTGGCGGGACGTTTCCAACCCCTTTGACTCGTGAAGTCGGCTCAACGACCAGCGCTAAACCGTACTACGTCCAGTCTGTTATATCGCCAACAGCATTCACAATTTCAGATACGCTCGGAGGTTCTGCATTTGACCTCACTGCGGCAGGCACGGGCACGGTATATTTTTGGCGTCCCGTTATCTCGCCACCGGGTGGAGGCGGGATTTCCTTAACCGCTGGCGGTTCAAACGTAACGATTAACAACTGCACTTTTTCCGAGATTGGTCAGTGGCAACCCTTTCTTCCCATGGACGGCGGGAACAGCGTTACTGGTGGAGGTGTGTCACTCCAAGATAATACTGGCGTGACGATTTCGGCATGCGATTTTACGCGCATGAGCAATCCGATTGGGATCAAGGCGATCGTGGCAATATCTGATATAACGGTTACTGGGTGCACGTTCCACAATTATATCCATTGGTTAATCGACATCGCCCCGCGCGCTGCGGGAGCGGCATTCAGTAACATCGTAATCGACGGCTGTACTTTCCGAGATTACAAAGAGTTTGATACCCCTAACTGGCAGGGTTTTGGGGACAAGCCTCACCAAGACGGAATTTTCGTTCGGACCACAGGGCTTGTGTCAACGTGGACCAACATTGTCATTCGCAACTCAAAGTTCTACTCGGACCAAACTAGCAACGGCGGAACGGCGTGCATCTACCTAAGCCAAGGGCCTAGCGCAGACATTTACAATTGTCTGTTTCTCGAAGATCACCACGCCGAGTTTGTTGACGTTGGATTTGCAGCCCCTGGACTGACCTCGATTGTCAGAATCTGGAATAATACATTCGTCGGCTCTTCTCGGTTGCTCGGGGTGGAGTCTAATACTTATCTTCATCAGTTGGTCGATATTAGAAACAACGCATTCTATCGGACCATTGCTGACAGCATCGCAACGATACAGGCTGACCAAATCACGGAGTTCACGTCTAATAACAACGTTTGGTTTGGCGGAAATTCAGCGCGGTGCATTTATGATACGATGTACAACACCCTTTCGGGATGGCAGACCAAGCGCGCGGCTGATCTCCAAAGTGTTTGGGCTGATTCCGGTTTCGTCAGTATTGCGGGAAATCCCTCAACGTGGGACGTTCGCCCTGCTGCTGGATCACCACTTATTGGTGCCGGGCAAGACCTATCCGCTTACTTTACGACAGACATCACCGGTGCCGCGCGAACGAGTTGGGACATTGGCGCTTATGCCTATGCGCCAGGTACCGGCTCACCCCCAACCGCACCCACCACACTCGCCGCAACCGCGCTCAGCTCGTCCAGTATCGGCCTGACGTGGGCTGACGCGTCCACCGACGAGACGGGGTTTGAGGTTGAACGCTCGCTCGACGGTTCGACCGGCTGGACCTCTGCCGGATCGCAGTCTGCAAACGCAACGAGCGCAACCGTCAGCGGACTTTCAGCTTCAACACTCTATTATTTTCGTATTCGCGCCGTGAATAGCTACGGCAACTCCAGCTATTCCAGCAACACAAGCGCGACAACTCAGGCGGCGAGCGGTGTGCCTGCACGCGCGCGACTGCGCCGGGCAACCATCTGGAATTGATGAGCACAGCCCAACAGCACTATCGACAGAAGTCCGACTGTAGAACCGCTGTCAGGCACGCGGGCTGTGGAGTCCTCAGCCGCCCGACCTTCAACGCGCGTCGTCAGTTGAACGCTGTGCCACGCAGTCAAATTATCGAAGCTGGTTTGATCGGTCTCAACGCCATCGAACAAGATCGAATCAAATGCGCTCGCCGATGCGCTGCCCCATGCGTTCACGTAGTTAAATGCCCGCGTGTGGGTGAAGTTCAGCGATCCGCCTTCGCCGCCGAAGTCGAACCAAAACACGGTGTAAATCTCGACAGAACCGGCAACGCTTCCGCTGTTGATGCCGTCGCCAGCCGTGCCGCCGAGCATCGTTCTTTGCGACCACTCGCTAGCGCCGTACATTTGAGAATCCCAAGGAGTCGCAGAATAGGCTCCGTCGCCAGCTGTGTCGATGTACGCGAACCAAGCGTCCAAGTCGCGCCACGGTTGATCGAATGTGATGTGGCTCAATATCGAAGCGTTGAAGCCGGAAGCCGAAGCCGAGGCGCACAGCCCGGCGAACAGACACGCAAACAGGGGAGATTTCATGTGGGGGACGAGACGCGGCAAGGTAGTGCCAACTCCCTAGACTACGCAAATCAATAAGACACTTATGAAACTCATCCCAGACTGGCTACGTTCAGCGATCGACGACGGAACCGGCAATGTTTCGTCATCCCGTCTCGCGTTTTTATCGGTCGTGTTTGTCACGATTATTCTACCGGGGCTCCTGTGGTTCTGGCTTTCAGGTTTGGCGTCCAAGCTGCTTGAAATCCCCGGCTCTGTCACGGGATTTGCCGGCGCTTCAGCTGCGGCTGTGGTGGTGTTGTTTGCGATCAATAAAAGGTCGGAATAATATGAGCACACCAGACCGCATATACAAAGTCTGCGCAGCCGACGCCGGGACTGTGATCGAAAACCTTACGGTTGATCCAAGCGCCGACGGTCTGCTCGCCAATCAATTCGAGGACGTTTACAAGTTCTCAGATCGGCATGGCGTCACGCATCGAAAACTCTGGGTGTTGGCCGGTGGGGCAAAAGAGAATGCCATCGACATCAACAACCGCTGTACAGACCTGCTGTTTGAAGACCTGACAGTCATCGGCGGGCAGCAGTCTGGCGTCTTGGTCAAAGGCGGGTGTAGAGACATAACGTTTCGCCGCGGGATATTCGGCGACTGCGGGCCGCGCTGCGAAGTCTTGCTCGGAGATTGGTCAGACCAGTCTAACGACAAGACAACCGGCGTTGTGCTGGATGGATTAGCGCGCACGAGTGAACTCCCGGTGCGTGTCATCGTTGGGCGGGCTGACTGGCCAAAGATCATCGGCGGAAATGTCAAGATTCTGTACTTTCAGAGTTACCTGCAAAAAGCGTATTGGTGGATCAAGTTCGCCTCGCGCAAATTATTCGGCGGCAAGCTCGCATTTTTGATGAAATGAGCACGCTGACGCCAGCACAGCAGGCCGGTTATCACGCGGGGTGCGCGTTGCGGCATATTGCGCGGGCCGCGCAGGCGATTTTTGAGTATCGCAGCGTTCGCGTCGGTCTGTTGGTCATCTCGGCGATCGCCGGCTTGCTATTCAGCGGGTGCTCAACGGCGGGCGTGCCGGTTGCTCCTGCATCGGTTGCTGTAGTTGCCCCCATCGACACGCAAGCAGCCGCGTTGCGTGAGGCGACGGAAGCAGCGGCAAAGGTTCAGGCTGACCGCGATTCAAAACTTGCAGCGTCGTCTGAGGTCATCGTGCGGCAAAACGAAGCCGCGCCAGAGTCGCCACAAAAGCCGGTGATCGCAGCTGAGGCCGGATTACTTCAGCGTATCCTTGGCGTCACGCCATCGGCAGAAGATCGCGCGACCGCGGCTGAACGCGAAACACTGATGCTGTCGGGCAAACTCTCTCAGGCGTCGCAGCTCTATCAGGACGCGAACAAGCGCGCCGATGCGCTCAACGCGCAGATTGCGGCCGCGAACGCACAGCGCGAAATGGCCTTTGATCAACTCACCGAAGCTATCGCTGGCGCCAAGCGCGATCTCGCCGCGCAACAGACGAGGCACGATACCGATATGGTTGCGCTCAAAGCCAAGTATCAGTCGGAGGTCGATGCCGCCCGCAATGAGATCATGCGCCAGCAAGTAGCGTGGTTCAACCGGATCGGCGCGGGCTGCGAAGGGCTGGCTATCGCCGCCGTTGGTCTCGCGTTTTTCTTCGGCGGATTCATGGCACTCCGCAAGGTTGCCACCGTCTCCGCATTCCTGGGCGTGGCCGGCCTGCTGTGCTTCGGTCTCGCACAGATTATAGGGCTCCCGTGGTTCAAGTGGGCGTGCCTCGGCTCTGTCGCGGTAATCGTCGTTTGGGTGGGCATTTGGATATATCGGCACTACCAGCAGGGCGACCTCAAACAAGAGGCGGAAACGCGTCTCGGGAAAGTGACCGCAACCCTCAGCGCCGTCGTTCCGGTGCTCGATGACGCTTACGACAACGCAGACGAAACGGTGCGCGGTCTTTTGGACAAAACAATTTTTAGCCGCCTCTCTGACGTGATGAAAAGCATCCCAGAGGCGAAAACGATAATCCACGAAACCCGCGCCGCATCAGTGACGCCCGCCTCATGATTACACCCAACAGCAAAGTGGCCTTGACCCTCGGCACGGCCGTTATTTTCGCGGGATCGCTGATCGGTTTTACGTGGCGAGTTGCAAACACGCTCTCAGATATCCGGCAGGAGCTTTCCGCTATGCGCCGCGATGTCTCTGACGCACGGCGCGATCAGTGGACGATTCGCGACCAAGAACGATGGGCGTTCGAGCTCGAGCGCACAAATCGCAACCTCCCGCTCTTCGTCCCGAAAGTTCCCGATCGAATACAGTCCACAAATTAACACTCTATGGCAACCTCACCTATTCGGGCGCTGGCAATCATATCTGACATACATTCCGGATCCACTGAGAGCGTTTTGCAGCCTGGATTTAAGACGGAGAAAAACCAAGAGATCGGCCGAACCCCCATCGCAGCGTGGCTGTACGACTGTTGGCAGGTTGGGCACCAATGGCTCTCTGGTGTGCTTCAGCCAAAAGAGTACGCGCTGATCATCAATGGTGATTGTGTTGAGGGAAATCACCATCGCACCACGGAGATTTGGTCGCCAGATGCGCGCAATCACGCGAAAGCCGCGAAGGAGTTGCTGGCCCCTGTTGCTCGCCGTGCCGCTAAAACCTACATGGTCAAAGGCACGGAATGCCACGTCGGCGGATCCGAAAACAGCATCGCTGAATATCTCAAGGCCGAGGTTAATCCCGAGTTTGATCAGCCGTATTGGCACCGGCTCGACCTCAACTGTTGCGGCGTGCGCGTGTCTGTGCGCCATCACTTTCCGGCAACGTCCCGCAGCTATCTTGAGGCATCGCAGCATTCGATTCAACTCGGCAATGCGGTCAACGAGGCTGTCCGCGTGGGCGACGTTGCTCCGTCGGTCCTGATTGGAGCACACCGGCACCGCACCGGGCATTATTGCGACGGCAACCGCCTGACGGTCGTGACGGGCGCCTGGCAAGGGCTGACCGCTCACGGCTTCAAGGTCGTTCCAGACGGTCGCCCATGTCCTTCCATTTATGTTCTCGACTGGCGGAATAAGGAGGACGGCGAACTTCCGGCCGTTCACTTCCGCCGCTTCAACCCGCCACTAAACCAAGCCGTCACCCTATGATCACCGAAGACCAAAGAAGCGTCACAGTCGGCGACAAGTCATACGACGCCATGTGGGCGGATGTTGCCAGACGTGCGACGATTTCCACGCAACCGAAGGGCTCCATGACGACCGATCAATTTTGCCGGAAGTTCCAGCGCTCAACTGCATCAGCGCACCACTTTCTCGACAGCGAAGTCCGCGCCGGTCGAATGACCTCGGAAAAGCTTCCGATCTCGGGTGAGGGTGGTGTTCGTTGGGTTCGCTTCTATACACCGGTTCGAGCCAAGAAGAAATCACCCACCTCTCGTCTTTAAGTTTGCAACCGTTGCAAACTCTATCCAACCAGAAACAGGAGAAATTACCATGGCTGACGCACAAACCAACGCCGCACGAATCGGCTTCCTATTAGAACCGACCTATGGCTCAACCGTAGCTCTCGCGGCGGCGCTCAAGACGCTCCGCTTTTCCGACGAGTCCATCGCGCACCACAAAAACGCCGCGTGGTCGGCTGAAATCAACTCGAACGGCGATCGCGTGCTCGTCCAGGACATGTCGAAGTCCGCCGCGGGTTCGTTCACATCGGAACTTTCGTTCACCGATTTCGAGCAGTGGTTACGCGCCGGCATTCGAGCGGGCGCAGGCGTGGTGACTGGCGGGATCACGGCCTACACCAACAGCATCGTCCAGAGCTCTTTTTACCTTGAGAAGCAACTGACCGACATCGCAAACGGGTTTCTCGGCTTCTACGGCATGACCATTTCGGAGTTCTCGCTTGCCCTTGCGGCGAACAATCTCGCGAAAATCACAGTCGGCTTCAGCGGCAAGAAGGGCACCAAGGAAGCAGCCACGCGCGGAATTAGTGCGATCGTTGCGCCCGCGCAAGACCCTGGCATGCGCAGCGGTGGTGACGTCGCGAGTCTCTTGCTTGGCGGCGCGGCATTCCCGTGCGCCGTGCAATCACTGAACCTTTCCGCAACGCTCAACGTTCGGCCGAAAACGGAACTCTCGTCCGATTCGCCAACTGAACAGCACGGCGGAACGTTCGACCTGAGCGGGACGATGAAGTGTTACTTCCCGTCCACCGCTCTGTACGAGGATTATCTCAATCACACGGCGCGCGCCCTCTCGTTCTCAATCGCCAACTCGGCCGGCCGCTTCGGCATCAACCTGCCTTCGATTCAGATCACCAACGCAACGGCTCCAATCGGCGGCGTGAATCAGGATGTCATGTCCGACATTACATTCCTTGCTTCCCGCGGCGACGTCACGAAGCCGTACACGATGGAGCTGGAAGTTGAGCCGGCCGTCTGATCGGGAACCGTTCTTTTTTTTGCGGTGTAGTTCAGTCTGGTTAGAACAGGGGTTTCATACGCCCTACGTCATGGGTTCAAATCCCATCGCCGCTTCCAAATTTCACTTATGAACCTCAATGTATTCGAGATAAATTCCGCGGCAGACGATGGCGTCTGGATCGCGTTGCAGGACGCCGAGTTCAAAATTGCCCGTGCGCAAAACCCGCGTTTCGTATCCATGTTTCAGCAACGGACCAAACCCTATCGCGCTGCGCTGGACATGGACATGCTGGACGAATCCGTCGCTGCTCCCTTGTGGGCTGGCATCTTTGCTGACGCGATCCTGTTGGACTGGCGCGGCAATGTCGCGCTTGACGGTCAGCCGCTCATATACAGCCGCGAGAACGCTGTGAAGCTTCTATCCGACAAGCGGCTGAAGTTCTTCGGGTGGGTGCGTGAACAGGCGAACATCCTAGAAAACACCCACGTCGCCGACAGCAAGATTGCCGTGGAAGCCGTAGGAAAAAACTAATCTGGCGGGAGGAATGGGGAAAAGATGAAACCTGGCTCGAACAAATCCGACGTGAAAAGGGCTGGAAAATCCCAGCCCTCGAAAAGCGTCCGACCGTTCCGCCGCATCTTGCCCCTCTCGCCACTGCGTTCGCTTTCCTCTCCCCGTCGCGCGCGCTCGGCTTTGGCGCAGTCGGCTGCATCCCGCTCGCCGAAATCTGCTGTTACCATGCCCTCTTCCCTGTCGGCTACGCCCGCACTGACTTCGTAGAACTGATACGCCTGATCGATATCGAATATCTGCGGGAAATCAACAAGCCGAACAATGGAAATTCTAAGAACACTCGGAGTCGCAATTGACGCCACGGGAGCAAAATCCGGTGGCGCGCAGGCGTCTGCGGCGTTCAATCAGGTCGGGCAGGCGGCGAAGGATACCGAAAAGGCAGTCAATCAATCATCGCAAGCCGTCAAGGCGACGGCGGCGCAGATGCGCCAGGCGGTTTCCTCATCTTCGATGTTGCGCTCTGAGATGGCGAGCCAGACTTCGGCAGTTGGTCGGCTGAACGCCGCCTTTTGGAGCACCAATACGACACTTACTGGTGTCGGCAAGCGCATTGGGAGTTTTGTCGGTGAACTGATGACGATGAAGAATGCGATCGTTGCGACGGGACTTGGCCTTTTTGCCAAGGACCTCATCGACACGGAAATCAGAGTGCAGGGCGCGGCGAATGCGCTTCGGTATGCGTCCGGAACGGCTCAAGAGTTCGCGAAAAATCAACAGTTTGTCCGTCAAGTATCCAACGCGCTGGGACTCGACTTGCTCCAGACTGCCACCGATTTCTCGCAACTTGCCGCCGCCGCAAAAGGCACGGCGCTGGAAGGCGCGGGCGCGCGGAACGTCCTGCTTGCGACCGCAAAAGCGTCAGCAGCGCTGCACCTTTCCGCCGCGCAAACGAGTCAGATCATCGTCGCGTTTTATCAGATGCTCGGCAAAGGGACCGTGCAGGCGCAGGAGCTGAAGTTGCAGCTTGGCAACGCGCTCCCAGTCGCGATGCAGCTGGCCCAAAAGGCCACCGGCATGACGAGCGCTGAGCTGGAGAAGATGATGGCTACCGGAAATATCGTCGCGACCGAGTTTCTGCCAAAGTTTGCCGAAGAAATGGACAAGGCTTTCAGCTCGGATGCGGCTAAGAACGTCAATTCCGTCAGCTCCGAAGTTAATCGACTCAAGACAGCATGGATGGACCTCAAGAGCGGCATCATGGAAGGACCGATCGGCGATGTGATGGTTGCAAGCCTCGTGAAGCTGAAAGACTTTCTCCATGATCTAGCGCCGCTCGTTACGGGCATCGGCGAGGAATTAAAAGCGATTCAGAATTGGTCAACCGGAGGAATCGATAGCGCTTATATTTCCGCGCACCTAAACAAACTCGGCGTCATGGCCCCTCCCAACCCCGAGGCAGATAAACGCGGGCTCGCCGGGACTGGCCATAGTAGCGGAATAACAATTCCGAGCATGGAAGACGTTACGCTTTCTGATTCCGTGAGGTTCACGGATGCCGCAAATCAGACACGCGCGCATGGGCTCGATTTGATCACGATGGCTCAAAGCCAGTACGCCGCCCAAATTGCCAAGACAGGCCGCGAGCTTTCAGCCGTCAAAGACATCGGACTGGCGATCGAAGGCGCAAAAGTATTTGTGTTCGACAAGGCAAAGATTGACGGCGCTTCTGAAGCGCTCGGCGGGCTCGAGGCGGGCGCGAAATCCATCGCCGATGTGAATAAGAATCTGACGCTTGTGTTCGGCGACATCGACGAAATGTCGAAGCAGAATATCGAGCAACTGCAGTCCATGACGGACGAGCTGGATGCTTTCTTCTCTGACCTTGATGAGAAATCGGGCACGATGACCTCGCAGCGTTCCAGCCGGCGTGGCTTTCAGGAAAAACAGACAACCACTGGCAGCTTTTTCGCTGACATGTCCAAGTCGGCCAAGTTGGCATCAGCTGACATGAGCGACATGTTCGCCCAGGCGAAAGCCGCTGGCGAAGATACCGTGCAGGCGGTCACCTCCGGGTTTACCGGATTCTTTGACGGCATTATCGACGGCACTAACTTAGGCATGGAGTCATTCCGAAAAATGACCTCTTCGATTCTGAGCGACATTGCCAAGATCATCGCCCAGCGCGCGGTAATTCAGCCGATCGTTGGGGCAATCATGGACACTGTTGACGCCTACTTCAACGGCGCATCCGCAGGCGCCCCCTACGGCGGCGCATCGTCGGTCCCTATTGGCACCGGCATCTGGCACACGGGCGGCATCGTGGGCAGCGGCGCAAACGTCATCCGCAACGTCGATGCCTCTCTCTTTCACCACGCGCCCCGCTTCCATAACGGTCTGCGCCCTGACGAATTTCCCGCGATCCTGCAGCGCGGTGAAAAGGTCACGCCGGCAAATCAAGTCGGGCGCGAAGGCGTCGTCATGTCGATGCCGATCACCGTCAACGTGGACGGCGGCAAGGGCGGCACCCCCGAACAGAATAAGAAATTCGGGACCGATCTTGCTCGACAGCTCGAGGCGACAATTGACCAACGCATTGCCCGCGCGCTCATGCCGCGTGGCGTTCTTAGCTCCGCCCGCGCATGAGCGACTTTACTTACGTTCCGTCCTACACGACCAGCGGTTCCGACAAGTTCGCTGAGCTTAAGACTCAATTTGGCGACGGATACACGCAGACGACCCCGGACGGAATCAACGCAATCAAGGAGACGTGGAACCTCGTCTTCGACCCCATCGCGGTTGCCGATATCACAGCCATTCGCGATTTCTTTCGCAGCAAGGTGGGCCAGAGCTTCACGTGGACGAATCCCAGTGGGGTAGAAAAACGCTTCCAGCGGACCGGTGAAGTCAATTGGACGCTTGTCGGGCTGAGCGGAACCCTTACCGTCACGATTGAGGAGTACTTCGGCGCATGAGCACGGAGCCGCCGATAGTGGTCATTACGGAACTCCAAAAGCTGGAGCCAGACGCTTTCATTGAACTTTTCCAGCTCGATTGCTCCATCTTCGGCGGCGCCGTTTACCTGTTTCATAATCAGCGCGTCCAAGGCACGGGCACCATCCAACTCGGCGGCCAGACCTATCAGCCGATCGGCATGGAGGCCAACGGATTTGCGCTCAACGGAACAGAGCAGGCGCCCACTCCGACTATCACGATTTCGAGCGTTGGCGGCGTCATACAGTCGCTCATTACCGAGTTTGACGACCTCGTGGGCGCGCGCGTCAGACGCATCCGCACGTTCCGCAAGTTTCTCGACGACGGTTCTGAGCCGGATTCGACCGCGCGTATTTCCGATGATGTTTACTTCGTGAACCGCAAGACCGGCGACGTGAAGGAAGCGGTGACGTTCGAACTGGATTCGTCGCTGTCGGTGGATGGCGTGATGATCCCCAACCGTAAGATTCTCGGACGCTGCCAGGCGCAATTCAAAGACGGCGTGAATTGCCCCTACGTTGGCGCCGACTCAAGCTGCCTCAAGAAAGTAACTGACTGCGCGGCCAAATTTGGCGCTGACGCGGTTCTGCCGTTCATGGGATTCCCCGCGGTCGAACGCATCAGCCTCACAATCTGATGAGAATCGAAGCTCAACTCTCATCGATTGCGCCACGTTTGCAACAGCTTGCGGCTTCTGCAAAACCGGCCGAGGCATGTGGACTCATTAGTGTAAATGATGATATCGTTTCCTTGCTGAATGCCGCCGCCGATCCGACGCGAGACTTTGATGTTGGTCCGCTTCATGTCCTAGCCGCCGGTTTCCCTTGCTTCCGCGCGATTTGGCATACCCACCCTGATGATGAGCCGCCTAGCGCGCCGGACATCGCGGGATGCAGCGCAACGGCTGTCCCATGGATCATCGCGGGGCCAACCAAGCTTTGGGTTCTCCACCCGCGCAAGCTCCCCTACATCTGCCGCGACTTCACCTACGGCTCCGACGATTGCTGGCAACTCGTCAGCGACTGGTTTGCCGGCGAAAAGGGCATCTTTCTCCCGTGGTTCCCTCGTCCGCCGGATCGCTGGTGGCACGAGTCCGGACCATCGCCGTATCTCGAGGCGGCGACGGCTTACGGTTTCGCGGTTCGCCCGATCGCGGAGCACGGATTTGCCGATCTCAAAACCGGCGACGTGCTGCTGATGAAAATAGCCGGACTGCGCGTTAATCACGCGGCGGTCTATATCGGCGGTGGAGCGATCCTGCATCACCTCTACGGCTGTCTCTCGGAAATAGTCCAATTAGACGATCGGCTTCAGCGGCTGACGCTGTTTGTCGGGCGTCACGAATCGCTTTCACACGCATGACAACCATATTTCTTTACGGCGAACTCGCGGAGAAATTCGGCCCAGTCTGGAAACTGGCGGTCAATTCGGTCGGCGAAGCAATTCGCGCCATCGAGGCCAACCGCCCCGGACTGATCGCGTACCTCGATGAGTCAGGCGGGCGTGGGGTAGATTTCAATGTGAAAGTCAACGAGGTCGATACGTGCGACCGCGATCAGCTGGCGGTCTCGCGGCGGATTGACACGATTCGGATTTCGCCTGTCGTTCGCGGGTCAAAAGACAGCTGGGTTGGCATCGTTATAGGAGTCGTGCTGATCATCGTCGCGGTCATTTGTCAGCAATACGAACTGCTCCCCGGCATCATGTCTGGTATGGCTGGAGGGGCGGCCGGAGCGGGTCTTTTTGGCGGCGTAGTAGGAACAATGGTCGGCATGATCGGTGTCTCGATGGTGATTGGCGGCGTAGCCCAAATGATCGCCGGCACACCTAAACTCGGCGGTTCTGGTATCCAGGACGGCGGCACCGCGGGCGCACTTTTCAATGGCCCGGAGAACACCACGACGCAAGGCGGGCCGGTGCCGCTCTGCTACGGCGGTCCTATCCTTGTCGGCAGTCAGGTCATCAGCGCAGGCATCACAACTGAGGACACGTCCTATTACGACGGGACATATCTCGGCAACGAGTGGGACCCGTGGGCTGTGTCATCAGATGGCCAGTACGGAGTCCCATCTCCCATTACCTAAAGCAATCAGTTCACCATGGCCCAAACTCTCCAGGCTTCGCAGCGCGTTCGCATCCTTGACCTCATCGCCGAGGGGCAGATTGCCGGCCTTTGCGATGTTGACGGAAATATCGTTCCCTACGCTGATCGGAACAAGGGTATCCTCCTGGACCTTACGCCGATCCAAAACGGGACTGGAGAAACAGCAATTTCCGGCGTTCAGACCGATTTTAGAATCGGCGCCGCGAATCAACTTTACATCAACGGTTTCCCGTCGGCAGAGCAGGAGCTG